AGACGAAGGCGCCTGCTGCCAATAAAGAAAATTAAACACAGGGAGCGTAACTGCGCGCGGCTGGTGATCTCTGGCGGTAACGTGAACAACGGTACGAATGCCGGGCCTTTCTACCGGAACTGTAACAACGGTACGGGTAATGCGAACTGGAACATCGGCGGTCGCCCACTTTGTTAGATTCTCGATTTTTATGGCATCATCGATTTATTCGTTAAGATAATGCCGCAGGTGCGCTTCCTTACCCCTTGGTAAAAATAGGCCGCGAATGGCGCTGGTTAGTACGCCAGGAATGGAGCTGGAAAGTCAGCGAGGCTAACAAAGAGAGTCTGAAAGGAGATAGCCATTCATGGAAGATACACAAAAGCAAGACAAGCTACCACCAATTAAATACACGAAGCGAGTCGGTCACTTATTCGAGCACGTCCGAGGCATCGACAACCTGAAGGAAGCGATCAAGGACGCGGCGAGACATAAGCGGAAGCGCAAAGAGGTCCAGAAGGTCCTGGAGGACATCGATGGACACGCGCTGGAGCTGCAGAGGATGCTGGATGAGGAAACCTTCATACCAGCCAAGTACACGATGCGACGAATCAACGATGGCATTCAGAAGAAGACCAGAGACATCGCGATCCCGCGATTCTGGCCAGATCAGTGTGTACATCACGCATTCGTTCGCATTTTCAAACAGATCGTTCTGCATAGCGCCTATCCGTTCAGCTGCGGATGCGTACCGGGAAAAGGAACGCACGGAGCAAAGACCGCGATCGAGAAGTGGATCAGGAAGGATCCGAAGCATACCAAGTACGTTCTGAAGCTGGACGTCCGAAAATGCTATCCAACCATGAACCACGAAGAACTCCGGAAGAAACTGCAGCGCAGGATAAAGGATAAGAAGTTCCTGCGCCTGGCAGATCGGATCATCGCGAGCTTTCAACAGCCGATGGCCACGCACGAAAGACTGCTGCCGGAGACCGATGCGGTAGGCATCCCGGTCGGGCTCTTTACCTCGCCATGGTTCTGCAACTTTTTCTTTCAGGACATCGACCACAAGGTCGCCGAGAAAACCGGAGCCGCGCACAACGTGAGATACGTGGATGACATGGTCTTGTTTGATTCAAGCAAACGACGACTGCACAAAGCTCTCGAATTCATTGAAGCCGAAGTAAAAGCCACGAAGCAGACCGTCAAGGACAACTGGCAGGTCTTTATATTGAGCAAGCGCCCGCTTGACTTCTTAGGTTTCAAGTTCCATCCGAACAAGACAACCATCAGGAAGTCGATCATGCTAAGGATCAGCCGGAAAGCCAGGACGATCGCCAGAGCTGCATACGCATCCATCCGGAACGCGCACGCCATGGTTTCATACATCGGATATATCGTGAATTCAGACAGCCAGCGCTTCTACGAGAAGTGGGTGCGGCCGTTTGTTAATATTAAGCATCTGAAAGGAGTAATCGCTGATGAAGACAGAAAGCAACATCAGGCCTGCGTCGCAGTTTGAAATTGAGGCGCTCCCGCCAATCGAAGGAAGATCCTGCACCGTCATTTTATATGACAATATCCAGGGACCATTCACACGCCAGGCTTCAGGAGAAGACCAGGAGCCACAGGAATACTTCACATTTGACCGCTACACGGTAGACACGATCTACAGAGAAGGCCTCGCTGCAGCAGTCGCAGCAGACACAGAGACCTGGATCCAGAACGCCAAGGAGGCGGAAGCATCCGGAGAACAGCCATCAGAGCTGGAAATCCTGACGAAGACCGTCACAAAGCAGCAGGCTCAGATCGAGTCGATCAACCAGAGCGTCGACGACATCACGCTCGCGATTCTTGGAGGTGAGTAAAATGTATGAAAGACTGAAAAGATTATACCAGGAAGGACGCGCGTCCGAAGCAATGCTGAAGAACGCAGTCAAGAGAGGATGGATCACAGATGAAGAAATGCAGGAGATCATCGCCTCAAAGAAAGAGCCAGAGGTTCCAGTGTCTACACCGGAATCCAGATAACACCTGCAGAAGGACATACGAGCCATGCACGGAAAGCTGCCGGTACTTCGGTACCTGCGGCGAGTGCGTGGCTTATTTTATTCCGGCAGGCCAGCAGCCATGCAGAAGCTGCAACAAACTAAATGCAGGAGGGAGGTAGGAACCAATGGACATGACAACAATCGTCGTGGCCGCCAGCATTCCGTCCGCGTTCACAGGCTTCTGTTTCTGGCTCATCGAGCAGAATCTCAAGAAGCGTGCGGACAATGAAAAAGAGGAACGCGAGGAGCGCCAGAAACAGCTGGACGAACGTGAACAGATCAGAGAGAAGAATGAGCTCTGCATCATCAACAGCGTGAACGCAGCCATAGCGCTCGGAGAAGCCACAGCCAGAGCCGTGCAGAGGATCCCGGATGCACACTGCAACGGAGACATGCACGCAGCCCTGGACTACGCTCAGAAGGTCAAGCACGAACAAAAGAACTTTCTGAACGAGCAAGCACTAAAACATATCATCGAGGAAGGAGAACAAACATCATGAAAAACATCGACTGGAAAAGAAAACTGACAAGCAGAAAACTCTGGACAGCAGTGGCATCATTCGTATCAATGATGATCGTAGCCACAGGAGGCGCAGAGAACACAGCCACACAGGTAACGGCACTCATCATGGCCGGAGCATCCGTCGTGGCATACATCATCGGAGAAGGACTCACCGACTCCGCAAACATTGGATCCGACGATTCAGAGGAATAAGAAGCACAAAGCACCCAGGGCGGCCACCAGGCTGCCCTTTTTTATTTAGGAGGTATGCAAGATGGCAATCACAGAGAAACAGCAGAGATTCATCGAAGACATAGCAAAGCACGTGCAGAAGTACGCGAAAGCATACGGAATCCTGGTACACAGTTCCATCATCGCCCAGGCAATCCTGGAATCCGGATGGGGAGAGAGCAAGCTGGCATCCAAGTATCATAACTACTTCGGAATGAAATGCGGGACAACCTGGAAGGGCAAGAGCGTGAACATGGAGACGAAGGAGGAATATACGCCAGGGACTCTGACAACGATCAAGGACAATTTCAGAGTATACGACAGCATGGAGGAAGGCGTAAAGGGTTACTTCGAATTTATTCAGAAGCCGAGGTACAAAAATCTGAAAGGTGTTACAGATCCAAAGAAATACCTTCAGCTTATCAAGGCAGATGGATATGCGACTGATAGCAGCTACGTCGAGAGCACATACCGACTGGTTACACAGTACGAACTCACAGAGTACGACGCGGAAGGAGGAACCAACATGAAAATCAACATCATCAAGCAGACCGGGACGCACGGCCTGTATTCAACCGGCAGAGGGAAAGATAAGTACCTGGTATACCATTACACAGCCGGAGTAACGAGCAAAAAAGGATCGGCCAGAGCGACAGCGTCCTGGTTTGAAAATCCAAAAGCTGGAGGAACTGCGGACTTCATCGTAGACGATGAGGAAATCGTACAGTACAATCCGGATCCGGAGAAATATTCCTGCTGGGCCGTCGGCGGCAGCGCATACGGAAACAAGGGTGGCAAGCTCCATGGAGTCGCTACGAACCACAACTGCATATCTATCGAGATCTGCAGCACCAATAAGACCGGCCGCGTGACAAACCCGAACGACGATAACTGGTACTTCACAGACGCTGCGCTCGCCAATGCAGCCAAGCTGGGACGATACCTCATGGAAGTATACGGAATCCCTGCCAGCAGAGTAATCCGTCACTATGACGTTACTGGCAAGCTCTGCCCCGGCATTAAAGGATGGAACCTGGAGAACGGATCCGATGATAAGAAGTGGCAGACGTTCAAGGCGCAGCTGTCTGCAGAAGCAGAGGATAACACACCGGCACCTGCTCCAGCACCAGCTCCGTCCGGAGCAACGACAGTCAACTATGCGTATAAGGTCACGGTCTCAGATTTGAACATTAGAAAAGGACCAGGCACAAACTATGACTCGGCTGGATACACCGGCAAGGGAGTATTCACAATCGTGGCAGAAAAGGGCGGCTGGGGCAAGCTCAAATCCGGAGCAGGCTGGATCAGCCTCAACAGCAAATATGGCCACAAGGTAAGTAGTGGATCCACCGCACCTGCAGCAGCTCCATCAAAGCTGAAATGGACCGTCACGATTTCAGATCTGCGCATCAGAAAAGGACCAGGCATAAACTATGACTGGACCGGAGCGTACACCGGAAAGGGAACATTCACGATCGTAGAGAAGAAAAATGGATGGGGAAGATTAAAGTCCGGAGCAGGCTGGATCAGCCTCAACACAGCATACGGACACAAAGCATGATCCCGACATCAATGTCGGAAACATAGACAGAAGCCAGGGAGGTCAAGCCTCTCTGGCTTCTTTTTTGATGGCCTCAGCATCGGCCAGGAAGAATATATCCCACACGTCCTGCGGGGAGAGTTGATACCGGACCGCGATCCGGACTATGTGCTTGCGCTGGAATGGCTGCCGCCCGTTCCAAATCGTCGAGAAATTGGATGCAGTCATGCCCAGGAAGACCGCAAGCGCCTTATTTGTATCGCCATGATCATCCATGGCCTGTTTCAATTTTTCTTTGTCAAACATTTTGATTCATTCCTTTCTAAAAGGATTACCGTGGAGCGCTTCGATTAAGCTGCGCGGGGAAGCTGCAGAAAACCCAGGATAAAATTTATACAATCATAGGCGACGCCTTTCTGGCCGGTGGCCGGGTGCAAGGTTTACGAGGACGTCCAGCGGGGCTGCCAGACCTTCAGGCTTTCACATTAAAAACCAGGGAAACTTGTCGAACATCAATCCACGGTATCCGTCGCGCTTCTTCCTGCAGGGCTTCGGACCTGCCATCGGCGGTTTAATACCGGAGGCCTAAGCCTCCTCGCGATAAATTTCTTCGAAATCTTCAACAACGATCGTCCGCTCGGTTCCACCAAGAGCCAGCTCGATCTGAACATAATCGCCATCATCGTCGCAGGATACCGTGATGCTTTCACGGTTGGACTCCAGGACTTCAAATCCGTAATGCTTCAGATCCTGGAACAGATCCTCCATGCTGCCATACCAATCATTCATAATTCCACAAAGTAAAGATTGTTCATACATAGCCAAGACCTCCTATCTCACTAAGCCGCAAATATAATTCTTGTTTTTAACGCTTGCGAGAAGCCGTTCGTATTCAGCAACCGGAAGAAGAATCACGGTGCTATCTTTTACCACCCAGCCCTGTAGGTTAAACTTTTCAATCATGTTCCATACGTCAATTATATTTCTCAACTGCTTCATACCAAGACCTCCGATTCATTTATTGCTTTCCTTTAGGTTGTCTGTATATTAGCTCTGATGCCGGTACTATTCAAGTTATTTATAACCGTAATTTGCACAAAGATCTCGGCCGGTTTTTGGTGGTAATTATGACATTTCAACCAGAAATTCATTCGCAAGAGCGCGCACATATTCAACGCTCGCTGAACGATCAACGACCACCTCCTCCGGTCCGAAATATAGATACAAAATATCGCAGTCAGGACACCAGAGAAGCGGCACACGACGATTACCACACACCGTCGCAAACTCAAGATCATGCCTGCAGTGCTTGCACTGCAGGAGCGTTTTAATTTTACAAGCCACGCTGAATCACCTCACTTTCGTCCGGAAAGAACCGGCGCATCTGGTACCGGCCAGCCCAGGTAAAAGATACCAGAGCCATCTGGCCGGATGCCGCAGCTTCCTGCCGGGCAGCTCGGAAAGCCTGCTCCTGGCTCTGCGTTTCCATATAGAAGCCACCAGCACCGTGCACACGATAGATCACATTCATAAAGACACCTCCGTAAATTTACTTTCACTTTTTTATCATGCGGGCGGACAGGATCATCGTGGGGGAAGTGCGCTCGGCGGAAGCAATTGATATGCTTCAGGCACTTATATGTACTATATAACAATTATATATATAACGTGTATAAGGATGGAAAATA